GGTAAAAACCTAAGTGGGTTATTTGAAGATATTTACAAAAATCAAATATCTAAAAAGGAAAAGATTACACAACTCATTTATGAGTTAAAACAAAAAATAAAACACAATGGTGATGTGGCCATGATTGGACCAATCATCAAAGATTTGGTGGATACATCTGTTCGTAATGATGATGCACTTGTAAAACTTGCAACTATTGCTCAAAGAATAATGTTAGCAACTAACAAGAGTGAGGGTGAAGATGGTTTCTTATCTGCTGAAGAAAAGGCTCAACTATTAGAACAACTTGAAGAAGCAAAACAAGAAGTTGAAAAAGTTGAGGACTTGGAAGCGGAAGTAGAAGAACTTAAACAAAAAGTAAAATAATGTTCAACGAAAGACAACAGTTATCAAATCAAATCGAATCTTTTGCAAATTCAGTTCAAACTTTTAATAAAAAAAGGGGAATTGTTTATAATGTTATTCTTGATGAAACAAACGAACTTATAAAAGATTCAAATATAGAATCCGCTTTATTGGGAGCAATAACATTTAGAACAGTTGATGATATTAATATAGATGAAGATTCATCACTTCCTATTGCATATCCAATAGAAAAAAACATAAAAACATTACCAACTAGAAATGAACTTGTGGAGATATATGAGTTTTCACCAGGTTTATTTGGGTATCGTAGATTGGGATTAGAAATAAACCCAACATCAAATACAAATGATTCTTTTATTGAAGATACATTTATACCAAAAACATCTCAAGAAGCAAAAGCTTCTCAATATAACAAAGTTCAAAAAACAGGTATTGATAGAAAGAATCAAAATAAAACAGAAACACAAGGTTTAGGAGAATACTTTTCTCCACAAGTAGGTATTCATAAATTAAAACTATATGAAGGAGATACTCTCATAGAAAGTAGATTTGGACAATCGATTCGTTTTTCTGCATATAATAATGATGAGAAAACTTTTTCACCTACAACTATTATTAGAAATGGTGAATCTCCTGTAAATAGACAAATAGATGAAAACTTACCAGTTGAAGAAAATGTAAATGAAGACGGTTCTGTTATTGTAATGTCATCCGGTGATTATCAAATGAACTATCAACCACCAACTATTTTACCAGAATCCTTTCCAGAAATACCAAGTAAACTTGTTGGTGATAATATATTAATCAACTCAGGTCGTGTAATATTATCTGCTAAAAACGAAGAAATGTTCTTTTATTCGAAGAAAGGATTTGCATTTGCATCCGAAGGGGATTTATCATTTGATGTAAAAAGTATGGAGTTTTTTATAAACGATGATTTTACTATATCGGCAAAGGATAGAAAGATAACACTTGATTCTGGTAATGCTGGTAAAATAAATCTTGGAACTAATACAAATGAGTTAGAACCAATAGTAAAAGGTAATACTTTAATAGAAATCCTTGCTGAACTAATAGAGATAGTTGGACAGGCACAGTTCGCAACTCCAGCTGGAGTAACTATGCCAGGACCAACAAATGTTTCTAAGTTACAAACTTTAATGGGCAAGTTAAATACTTGTTTATCACAAAAAAATAGCACAGTATAATGGCAGAAATAAATCCAAATGATGTATTAACAAATGCTCAAGAAACAGCTATTGGTGCTGGTCAAGATGCTTTAAATAGTGTTACTGACCAACTACCAGGTGATTTGCCAAATCCTGAAGATTTAATTCCTCAAGTTCCTGAAATACCTGATTTTAAATCATTAGTTCCAAAACTGCCAATACCTTCATTTAGGAAACCACAAAAAATAAAAGTTGAAACTCCACCACTGCCAAGAAAACTTCAAAAGGCGAAACAAATACCATCTAAAATTCCAAATATACCGAAAGTGGAAATTCCAGATGTAGAAGCAGCGGTTGCAAACTCTTTAGGTTCTGTGCAAGAAGTTGCTAAAAATGCAACATCTGCAGTTGGTGATGTAACAAACAACTTACCAAATATATAATGTCTTGGGATTCATTCAAAAGAGAACTTAAACCATATCTAGATAGTCCTTCTCCTGGGAAGGATATAACTGAGTTTGCCAAAGCTTTTACCAACGCATATGATAATGCAATACAACAAGGTGGTGATTTAATAAATCAAGTCAAAGTTCAAAATGGTAATAAAAAACTATTAGAACTATTTACTGTATTAGCTTTAGTAAAGGGAGTTTTAGATACAACCGGAAAGTTTAATATGTTAAATGAGTTAGGAAAGGCTGTAGAAATGTATTGGACAGGAGCAACACTTAATAATTTTCCTATACCAAAAATACCAGCACCTGGCTCAACTTCAAATATAGGTGTTCAACAAAATATAGTAACCAATCCAGGTAAGTGGCCACAAGTTCCATCTGTAATACCAACCACTAAAACAGAAGTTTTTTTAAATGCATTTATTTTAGCAGCAACAATACATTTACTTGGAGTTTCTGGTGCAATAACAACAACATCAATTTATCCACCAAATGGAACACCTAATACTGGATTTATAAATTGGAACGTATATCTACTAAAACCACCTCAACTTTTTAAAGAGCCTGAGTTGGAGGGAACTTATTACATATCACAAAACTCACCAAGTGAAGCTTGTTCTAAAACAAATGAAGTTCAAGGAAATACATTTCCACCACGAGCATCTGTTGGTAATATTGAAGCAATAGATGTATCATCGTATCAAGGTTCTTTAAATGAATCAAACTTTTTTATTAGTGATGGTAGTGGATATAGGGAGTTAAAATGGGTAAGTTATCCTAGAATAGCTGTCCCAACTAGTAATCAAGTAGAATCTTGTCCTGTAACATAACGAGAAAAATAACATTTTTATATTTATATTAAATCGTCAAAACAAATAAAATGAATACTGACAAATTAGTAAAAGCAATTCAAATTATTGTAGAAGAGGAAGTAACACGCCGAGTGCCTAAGCTGGTAAAGGAAGGTGTTAAAAAAGAAATAACTAAACTTCTCAAAGAAAACAAACAACTAAGAGAGGCTTTAAAACCAAAACAAGAAGTTCAAACTCCATCTATGGCTCAAGCTATTTTAGAAGATGAACTTCCAACTCAACAACCACAAAAACAACTATCCAAAAATCCTGCATTGAATGAGGTATTAAATCAAACAGTTGGATTTAACTCATCAACTGCACAAGGTGGTGTGGAATCAATGAGAGCTCAAATGGCGCAACAAATGGGATATGGTGATATGAGTGCAGGACCTCAACCAAATGGAATAGGTGTTGATATGGGTAATGATTTGGTAAACAAAGCAGTAAACAGAGATTATTCTCAACTAATGAAGGCTATGGATAAGAAAAAAGGTCCTTGGAGACCAGGAATGTAAATAAGATATGGCAGTAGTTTTAGGTTCAAAACCAATACAAGATACAGATGATTTTCAAGAATATGGAATAGGTATTACTTTACCTTTGCGTATCGCTGATGTGGCATTTGAACAATCTTATAAAACTATTGACCAAGTAAAAACAAATATAAAGTCATTACTTTTAACAAGACAACAAGAAAGAGTAATGCAACCTTTATTGGGAAGTGGATTGAGTGCTCTAGTTTTTGATTTTAATGATGAAGAACTTGCAGCAAAAATAGAGGATACGATTAATGAATCAATCCAACGATGGTTACCTTTTGTCAATGTAGATAGCGTTGATGTAGAACAAACAGATGTGTTGAAAGACCAAAACAGAGTAAATGTTTCTTTACGATTTACAGTTGGTGATTCGGCAAACTTAGAAACAGTAACTTTTACAGTTTAATAAATGGCAACAAATAATACGATAAACGCAAACTTCAAGAATAAGGGAAAGGATATAAAATATCTAAATAAGGATTTTGCATCTTTTAGACAAAACCTTATAGAGTATGCGAAAACATACTTCCCAAAAACTTATTCTGATTTTAATGAAACATCACCTGGTATGATGTTTATTGAAATGGCATCTTATATTGGAGATGTTCTTTCGTATTATGTAGATGATTCATTTAAAGAATCATTACTTCCTTATGCTGAGGATAGAAGAAGTGTTTTAGCCCTTTCACATTTCTTAGGATATAAACCAAAGGTAAGTTCTCCATCAGTAACTACCCTTTCAGTTTATCAACTTGTTCCATCGATAGGACAGGGAGCAAATAATAAACCAGATGATACATATTATCTAAGGATTCAAGATGGGATGACAATAGAATCTACATACAATGGAACTGAATTTAGAGTTACAGAAGAGATAGATTTTAATGACCCATTAGATAGAGAAATAACCGTATATGAACGAGATATAAATTCCGGTGAACCAACATTTTATTTAATAAAAAAACTTGTTCAAGGAATTGCATCTACACTCAATGAAGTAACGATATCCTTTGGAGATTACCAGCCATTTCAACAAATAGAGCTTGCAGAAACAAATGTTATACAAATCCTTGATGTTCGTGATTCAAATGGAGGAAAATATTATGAAGTTCCTTATTTAGGACAAGAAATGGTGTTTGTGGATACACCGAATACTGAAGATAATGACCCTGAATTTTTTCAATTTAGAGATACAGTATCAAGAATTTTAAAAACAATAAAAACACCAAGAAGGTTTACTCTACGAGTTAATGAAGATAATACAACAACTATTCAGTTTGGAGCAGGAGACCCAACAGCGAATGATGAACTATTGATTCCTAACTTAAAAAATGTTGGATTGGGATTACCAAACTCAATAAGTAGATTAGAAGAATCATATGACCCTACAAACTTTTTAAAAACAAAAACTTACGGAACATCTCCATCAAACACTTCTGTTACAGTAAAATACTTGACTGGTGGTGGAACTGAATCAAATGTTCCTCAAGGGACTATAACTCGTATTACTGGTGTATCCTATAATGAAGACTTAAATCAGTTCACACCGACACAAAGAGGTATATTAAATACAGTTAAAAATTCTCTAGCAGTAGATAATGAAGTTCCTGCGGTTGGAGGTAGAGGTGCAGAAAGTATTGATGAGATACGAGAAAATGGTTTGGCAAACTTTGGTTCTCAAAATAGAGCAGTAACTGCTAAAGATTACCAAGTAAGAGCTATTTCAATGCCAACTCGATATGGTTCTATATCAAAAGCTTATGCTAGTGCAGATGGAAAGTTAGATAATAACTCACCTTCATCAATTTTAGCTTCACCAAATTCTTTACAACAGTTCACAGATTTAGTAATGGATTTTGTGAATAGACCAGATGATGAAGAACCTAACAGAGAAGTTGTTTCAGATGAAATACGAAACTTTCTGATTGGAAAGCAAGATAATATAAGTGAAAAGAATAATCCTTTTGCAATTAATCTTTATTTACTTGGGTATGATGTAGAAGGTCATTTAACAAATCTAAATCAAGCAGTTAAAGAAAACCTTAAAAGATATCTAAGTGAATACCGCCTATTAACAGATGGTGTTAACTTTATTGATGGATTTATTGTAAATATAGGAGTTGAGTTTGAAGTTATTGTTTTTGAAAACTACAATAAAAGTGAAGTGGTTACTGCTTGTATAAATGAGTTGAGAGATTATTTTAATATTGATAATTGGACATTCAATCAAACAATCAACTTGAGTGAGATTGAGTTGATACTTGGAAATGTAGAAGGTGTATCTTCTGTTCCAAAAGTTGAGATTACAAATAAGTGTAATGGTCAATATTCTTCTAACTCATATAATATTACCGCAGCCACAAAGGATAAGATTATATATCCATCTTTAGACCCTTGTGTGTTTGAGGTTAAGTTTCCAAATTCAGATATTAAAGGAAGGGCAAGATAATGGCATACTACTTTGTAACAGCATCAAAAGATGCATCAGTATATTTACAACAACCTAACCAAAACACGGGTTTAGATGAGGTTTTGGAAGTTAGTAAGATTTATTATGGCACAGTAAGAGATGTATCACGAGCACTTCTTAAATTTGATTTAACACACCTTTCACAATCTTTATCAAATGGTAGTGTAACTTTAACAGAAGCGGATTTAATACTAAGAGAAACTGAAAGTGAAGAACTACCATTAGAATATACCATTTATGGGTATCCTATTTATACTTCATGGGAAATGGGACCTGGTAAAAGATTTGATGAAATATCAACTCAAGGTGCAACTTGGAACTATGCAGAAGGTGATTCTGCAACAGATTGGTTGACAACGAGTTTATTACCTGGTATTGGTGCCAATCCAAATAATGGAGCAGGTGGAGTTTGGATTACAAGCACTGCAGCATCTCAATCATTTAACTATCAATCTGCAGATATCCAAATGGATGTTAAAGATGTATTAGAGGGTTGGTTGAGTGGTTCATATACTGATAACGGTATT